TTTCGACTTTGACGGCCTATTGGTAGACCCTTATAACTCACTAGCTAAAGACCCTCAGCTATTACGCTCGGTCGGAGGTCACGAATATGACTATCAGATAGCTTCTGAGTTCAGATTATTTTGTAAGGAGAATAACGTATCTATGTGGCTTAACTGCCACGGTGTTACAGAAGCACTACGTAGAAAGCACCCAGCCGACCACGAAATGGCTGGATTCCCTCAACCTTGTTCAATGGCTGACGTTGAAGGAGGGGGCAAATGGGGAAACCGTGCTGACGATGTAGTTTCTATTCACAGATACACTCAACATCCTGAGAGATGGATGTACAGCGACATTCACGTGGTAAAGGTTAAGGAAACAGAAACGGGAGGACGTCCTACACCAATGGACTCTCCAATCTCAATGAGAATGATGCCAGCCAATTGCCAGTTTACTGTCGCAGGTGTACCCGTAATAGAGGGCTCTGTCAAAGTAGATACTAAACTAGAATTTTAATGTTAACATTAGGAATATTAATATTGGTGTTTTTAGCGGTCTATTTATATCAGACTAACGAAAATGCCGCAGTACAATTGAGCTTCGTTAAAGGCTTAATGTTTGGCTTCGTCTTTGGTGAAGCTGAGCTAGAGGAAGGTGTGACTGGTTACCACTACCAGCTAGGATTTGCATTTATAATTTTAACAATAGATTGGTATGTCGAAGTATAAAGCTATAGAATTATTATCAGTACACCACGCTGACTTTGTTGACGCTGCTAAAAGTTTGGCTGGTAACAACTTTAAGGTCAGAAACTACGCTGAGGACTATGTTCAGGATGCGTACATAAAGCTACTTAAGTATGATGACTTGTACGATAAGATAGTAGAGGGAGAGAAGGCTAGTAAAGGTTATATGTTTTTCGCACTTCGTTCTATCATCTTTAATGACTTAAAGAAAGTTAAAGAGCCTAAGTACAATCACGTAGGAGACCAGTACGATATGGATTACTGCTTTGAGTTGATAGATGAGGGCGTAGACCCTAAGATAGAAGCTATCGAATCTCTAGAGACAAAGATGTATGAGGTATTGAAGGCTGAGTCAGATGACTGGTTCGACTACGAACTATTCAGAAAGTACTTAAAGACTGGTAAGTCATTCAGAGTGCTAGCTGAGGAAAGCGGTCTAGGTATCCAGACTATCTACCTATCAATCAAAAAGAGTAAGCTTATAATTGCAGAGCATTTGTATAACGATTATTTAAAATTCACTAAAGGAGAATATAATGGCTAAAAAAGGAGGATTATACGAGTCTAGATTCGAGACAGCAAAAAAGCGTAGAAAAGGAGTACACTCTAAGAACGCTAGCAAAGGTCAAACTAAATATAAACAAAAAAGCCGAGGTCAAGGCTCAAATAGATAAGATTATGAGAGAAGATGTTTCACAATATGCACAAGCTACTGACGGTATGACTGCTCACGCTGACGCTATATATAAAAACTAATTATGAACGAGAGAATATTTGAATTACACGATGAAGGGCTTACAGCTGGTAAGATAGCTCAGAAGCTCAAGGTTAAGAAAGCAGTTGTTCTAGACATTCTAGGAGACGCTGCTAACAAGGGCTTAGGTGACACTGTAGAGAAAATCACTGAGGCCACTGGAATCAAGGCTGTAGTAGAAACTGTAGCTAAGGCTCTGGACTCTGATTGTGGCTGTAAAGCTCGCAAAGAGACGCTCAATAAGATTTTCCCTAACAGAAAGCTCAATGACTTGTCTGAGTCTGATTATGACTATCTAGATAAGTACTTCGCTGAAAAGAGACACTCAGTGTCGTCTAAGGAGCAAAAGGAGTTGGTTAGAATTTACAATGATATATTCAACTCAAAGAGGGTTGTATCTAATTGCTCTCCGTGTGTAGCTAGCGTAGTAAGAGAACTTAAACGTATCTATGAAGCAGCTAACGACTAAGAAGTTAAAGAAGTTAAGCTTAACAGAGCTCACCAAAATTGCTGACCAGTTTGCCACAAAGCTACAGTGGTTACATTCGACTGGAAAGAATGAGACAGAGCCTGATAAGTACAAGAGAGTAGCTCTAGAGTTATATCACGTTGCTCAGATTATTGAGGAGAAGGAAGCTCTAAAATCTAACAAGAAGTTTAAGTACAATTAATTTTTTTTCACGTGGGGCTTGCATATGTCATTTATATGTCGTATGTTTGCCTCACTTAATTTATAATATATGTCAGAAATAAGACCACGATTATCAGGTAAAAGAAAAATCAACTTCGAGTTCTTTAATCAAAAGGAGAGCCGAGTTCTAGTCATTGGTGACTTACACGCACCCTTTGACTTAGATTCATACTTCGACCACTGTGTTGAGGTGTATGAGCGTTATAACTGTAATAGAGTAGTTTTTATTGGTGATGTCATTGACAATCACTATAGCTCTTATCACGAAACTGACGCTAACGGAATGGGAGGTGCTCAGGAGCTAGAGTTAGCTATTGATAGACTCAGACGTTGGTATCACCGTTTCCCAGTTGCAGATGTTACTATTGGTAATCACGATAGAATCATTATGCGTAAAGCTCAGAGCTCAGCAGTTCCTACCAAATGGATTAAAGAGTACAAGGAAGTACTAGAGACTCCGAAGTGGAACTTTGTAACTTCTGTAGATATTGACGGTGTACACTACATTCACGGAGAAGCTGGAACGGCTAGAACAAAGGCTAGAGCAGATATGCGCTCTACAGTTCAGGGACACTTGCACACTCAGGCTTATACTGAGTACTATGTAGGAGCTAACAGCCGTATCTTTGGGACTCAGGTTGGATGTGGTATTGACTTCTCTGCTTATGCTATGGCCTACGCTAAGGCTGGTAAGAAGCCATCTATCGGATGTGCTGTAGTTTTGGGAGGTCGTACAGCGATTAACGAGTTAATGGTTCTTTAATTTTTAAATTCAATACAATGAGATTATTTTTATCAATATTTTTAGTTTTAATTTTAGTTACATCTTGTGAGAAGGATGTACAGTGTGAGGATGGGTTAGTTACCTATCAGAAGGTAGATGTTCAGTACGCTAGCTTCTTTAACTTCTCAGGTGAGTCCACTATCAACTTAGGCGGTATGACTGGAGACGTTAAGCTTACTCCATCTGACGCTACTGACGGAGTCATCTATTCTACTGGTGACGTTAACCTTAATGGTCGTAAGTTGACTCTTAAGAATGTTACTCTGATTGTTACTGGAAACCTTAATGGAGGTGGAACTGTAGTCACAAGAGGTAACGGAGCGTTATGTGTAGAGGGTAATATCCAAAACAATCCAGACTTATCTAACGCTACAGTAGGATGCGACACTATGTCTAACGATGAGCTTACTATCATAGAGGAACTGGGTACTAACTGTGATTTAGGTAACGTTAAGTACATTGACGGAGTTATGTTTGAGGCAGTTAAATTCGATTATTTGTAATATGTGTGATAAGTGTCATAACTACCCAGAAAAGACCATTGACGAGGTTGCAGAGTATTATAACGAGCTCAGCCAGTGGCATAGCAAGGTAGATATTAACGATATGGAAGTTAAAGCTGAGGAAGTGTTAAGTAAACACGCAAAACGTAAAGCTCAGCCAGTGTTCTCTGGAGTTCTATCTTACTTTCCTGACGCAATTAAGTACATAGGCTATGTTAGTAAGGTCGGCAATGACCAGCACAATCCTAACAAGCCACTCCACTGGGATAGGTCTAAGTCTCAAGATGAGCCAGACGCTCTAGTTAGACACTTAATAGACCACTCAGTAGACCCTATGGATGACGATGGCATCCTTCACGCTGGAAAGGTCGCTTGGAGAGCTCTAGCTCTATTACAAAAGCACCTAGAGAAAAACCCCCAGTAATTAGATTCCCCTCTTAACGGAGGGGTTTCTTATTTAGAATCAATATAAATAACAGTAAAAGTTTGGTAGTTTAAAAACTATGTCTATATTTGTACTGTAATTATAAAACAAAATAAAAATGAACACATACTTTGATACACTAGTTAACATCGAGAATCACTACGGACAGTACGATTACGAACCAACTAACGAAACAACTAACGAAACCCTTTAATACTAAAACAATGAAATATATTTTAAACACAATCGCCTTCGGTTTATTTGCACTAGCAACGTCAGGAATCTTGTTCCTAATCTATAACTTAATCAACGGAGTATCTGGAGACTTCGGAATGTTTTAATATGAAGTTGTTAGACCACATACAATACGATAAGAGTGAGCTCCTTGACAATATGGTCGAGGACTCATTCTATTACCAATTCCTAGGGCTAGACAAGGCTCTAAGCTACAGCTCACTTAAGTGGCTTCTAAAGTCTCCTAAGTGGTTTGACTATAAGCGTAGGAATCCAGACCCTGAGACTCAGGCACTGAGAGACGGTAGACTTGTGCACGCTCAAATTCTAGAGCCTCAGAAGTATGACACATTCAGCTTCATTGATGTTAGCAGCAAAAATACTAAGAAGTGGAAGCTAGCAGTTGAGGAATCTGGTAAGGCCAATACTTTTACTCTCAAAGAGAAGTATATGAACAACAGAATCAGTACAGCGTTTCTACAGAACGACAGAGCTGTCAGTTTCTTACAGGGTGCAGAGACAGAAGTTCCAGCTATAGAGCTTATGAATGGATTACCTATAAGAGCTAAGGCTGACATCTATAAGGCTGGCCAGTATGTAGCTGACGTAAAGACCACTAATGATGGAGTTAAGGATGTGGATTTAAAGAACGGCACTGTAAAGAATCAGTTTGCTTTCACAGTGCAAAAGTATGACTATGACCTACAAGCGTATCTTTACACTCAGCTTTACAATGTCCCTGAGTTCTGGTGGCTGGTAGTAGACAAGACTACGACAGATATAGGAA